GTCTGTAGGATTCAAAGGAGCTAAATTAGAAATTAGGAGATCTCAAGAAATAAGAAGATATTTTTTTATAGGTTATTTCCTATTTATGACAATTCTTTATATTATCGGTTTTTATTATACTATAGATTTCTTAAGAGTCTTGAGTACGTTGTTCGCCATTGGGGCGATCTCGTGTCTTGTCATAGCGATTAGAATTTATTTGGAGAGATCAGATTAAGGAGGTTAATATGTTATCAATACAAGACTGGGGATTTATGCTGGGACAGGAGATTCATGTTGACACAGACATCACCGATTTTAAAGAAGGTGTTTTAGTTGCTATTAATAGCAGTAATCATTGTGAACTGTCTGTTCTCTTTAAAATAGAGGAGAGGTTGTTCACTGCCAAATTCCTCACAGAGGACTGCAAACCTATCCTCAGAACTATAGACCAGATAACTCGTAAAGAAATAGATATATTAATTGAAAAATTTGGTTATTCATATGGTTATAATATAGATGAGATAAATTTATTCTTAGATGATTTATGTTCTGCCGACTATGTTTTGTATACGCGAATAGTATTCTGGTTTATTCAACAAGGGATAGATCAGCTTGGATATATAGATAAGGGCTGGGCTATTAAAAAGGAGGATTGAAATGAAATTAACAGATCAAGTAATTAGTTTAGATACAGCTAAAAAAATGAAAGATTTAGGAGTTAAGCAAGATTCTTATTGGGTTTGGACTAAAATAAAAGATCATACAGGACTAGTGTCAGCAAACACGCATTTATTGAACCCTTATGCAGTTTCTTCTTATTCAGCATTCACAGTTGCAGAGTTAGGCGTAATGATGCCAGATGGGGCCACATTGCGCAAGAAAGAAATTGAAGCAGGATTTGTTGTCTGGATTGTATATGATAAAGAATATCTTACTGAAGCTGAAGCCCGTGCAGAATTTTTAATAAAATATATTGCTACAGTGAAAAACATTATTGAAGAAGCTCAGACAGATGAGTAAAATAGCAACCCTTGAACTAATAGCTGAAAGCCTGGGAGTAACCGAGCAATTAGTATCACGTGACATGGTTATACCTGGATTCCTTGTCAAGAATGAAAAAGGTAGAATTGATATAGCTGATATGGTTAATAGAGAGTTTCTGAACTCTAAAGGCTGTGATTGGTCTGTCTTTTATCCTAAGTCCAAAAATAAGAAAAAGAGTAAAAAAGTAAGAGAAAGGGAGAAAGATCAGGAAGAATTGTCCAGAAAAGTTGATTTAGAGGTCAAACCTAGTATAGAATATTCTGAACCAAAACAAATAAAAAAAGAAAAGGATATAGAAATAGATAGTTTAGACGATGATCTCCCTGGAGCAAATAGTGTTCAGAAACTCGATATTGCTACTAGGATAGAGAAATTAAAGGGTATAAAGAAAGACAATGCCCTGAAAGATTTGAAGCTGACAGAGGAAAAAGGGAGGCTAATTGATAAAAGCTTGGTGCAGAATTTAGTGTTCGACACAATTGGCACTATCTCTCAAGCAGTTTTAACTCTTCCACATAGCTTGGTTGATGAGTTGATCAGTATAGCACAGGAGAAAGAAGGCGCAAGAGAGAAGATATTGAAATTGCTTATCGAGCGTTATGGTTTAGAGATGAGAAAAAGTATAGAAGAGACACATAAGAAATTTGAGGAGTTGACGTGAGGAGATTATATAGAGGTTTTTATTTTATAGTTGCACTTATATACATATACATTTTTCAGCAAATAACAAGTTACACATTGTCTGTTTTGGTCATCTTGTTTAAGTATCCGTTTAACAGGTCGAAGATAAACAGGAGATATAAGGAATTTAAGCAGATGCAGAAATATAATAACATTTTAATTAAAAATGAATGGCTTCTTCGAAGATATACATATAGAAATGATCCTTTAAAAGGTGCTTTTGATTGGAACCCTAAATTTGCCTTAACTTTTGCTTGCTTGGATTTTAAAGACGATTGCGACGGGTTTGCCACTTTAGTTAAATTAATGTTCAAGAAGAAAGTTGTTAAAAGATATGCAATATTGCCATATGATTTAAGAAGGGCCAGAAGGATGCATATTGTTGCAGCTTGTCATCAATCTGTATATAGCAGCGGCAAGATATATCTGAATACAACTTTGGAAGAATATTTACAGAAAGAATATAAAAATATAGACTGTTTAGTTTTAAGATATTTTTGAGAGGGGGAGAGGTGAAATGAAAGGATACAATACAAAAAGAAGGAAGAAAGAACCTGAAAAAGCTATCCTAGACAATGTAGCTGAAAATATAATCAGGATTCTAAGAATAGAAAAAGCTGATTTGAAAAAACATTGCTCCATCCTTATTCAAAAAATGGAAAATTATAATATTGCAGATATTGAAGAGATAATTTTCAGATGGAATGGAAAAACAAATCTTAATTTCAAGTTGAGCTTAAAAAGATCTTGTTCCATAGAGAAGCATAAGGATTGTGATTTATGTGAAACTTTCGTAAGGCCTAAATGGGACGGTTTCGGCTATAATTTGTTCCAGCCTAAACGCAAATGTGAACGGCCTTGATATGGCTATATATAAACAAAAAAGAACAAAAGTGAAAAAGAACCGCTGCTATATTGATTATGTTTGTCTTGATCCTAAATGTGGCTATTTCGAAACTGAAGGAGTAATGGCATGCAAACATATTGATGAAGACGGAACGTGCACAAGCAAAGCTGCTAAAACAGAGGGCCTGTTAAAAGCATTGGAAAGAGTAGCACGAAGGAAAATTATTTTATAATGCTAAATCATCATGACAATGTCCTGACAAAAAGGCAAATAAGCGAAGTTCTTGATAATGTCATTACCCATAGGCCTGTAGAGAGGCAGCTGAAAGAAATATTCGGATTCATAAATGGTATAGTCCCTAAAGCAGAATATATAAAACCGTCTGTCTGGGCTGAGACCAAAAGAATCATGACCACAGATTTCTCCCCTATTCCTGGTAGATTCTCTTTTAATAATAGTCCATATTGGCGCGAAGTTCTTGATTGTTTAAGCCCTGATGACCCTACTCGAAAAGTTGCTGTAATGAAAGGATCTCAGCTAGGTTTTTCTATGGTTGTGCTAGAAAATATTATCGGCTATACTATTGATATTTATCCTCGCTCTATGCTTTACTGCTCTGCTGATAAAGAGCTGACAGAAAACGCAATGCAGACTCGTGTTGACAATATGCTTCAAACCACCAAGTTACAAGATAAGATCCGTCCTTCAGTTGTCAAAAGGTCGAATAAGAAGACTGGTGACAAGAAATCTATGAAAGAGTTTGCCGGAGGTGTCCTTTTTGCTGTTGGTGGAAACAATGCAAATAAGCTTAGGCAGTTTGGCGTTCCGATCGCATTACTTGATGAGGTTGATGCTTATCCCGTAGAGCTTGCGGGACATGGAGATCCGGTAGAGCTGATTGAAAAAAGAACAGATGCATATGTAAAGGTCCGAAAGATTCTATATGGCTCAACTCCTCTTTCTGAAGAGACAACACGTATTGGTGCTTTATTCCTTAGAGGTGATCAATGTTATTATATGGTCCCTTGTCCGGTTTGTGGAGAAAAACAGAAGTTAATATGGGGAGAAGAAAAAGAAGGCCCCGGCATAAAGTTCGAAAGAGATTCAGAGGGCGTTTTAATCTCTGAGTCAGTTCATTATCAGTGCATTAACGGATGTACATTTAGGGAACATAAAAAATATAAAATGCTTTTAGATGGTAAGTGGGTCCCAACTGCACGCCCAAAAGAAAAAGGATTCCGGAGTTTTCATATCAGCTCTCTTTATTCTAACTTTTTCACCTGGGATGCTGCAGTACACCAATTTATCAAGGCAGCACATGATAAGAAGAAATTGAAAGTTTTTATTAATAATGTCCTAGGTGAGACATTCAAAGAGGAAGTTAAAGCAATTGACTCCAATGCAATTTTAAAGAACTGTCGCAACTATCAGCCTGGGAAGGTTCCAAATAGATTGTCACATAGAGATGGGAATGGCCCTATTGTTATGTTGGTAGCCACGGTAGATGTCAATAAGGGTATCGGAAATACTGATGACTCTATGGGCTGGTTCGCTCTAGAAATAAAAGGATTTTGTGAAAATGGTCAAACTTATTCTATTGCAAAGGCAGAAATCCACGGCAAAATAGCGCAAGGTGGTAACGCCTGGTTTGCGTTAACAGATATTCTGGATAGGGTTTATAAGTCTGATGATAATAGTATCGATTACGACATTAATATCGCTCTTGTGGATGCTGGGTATAAGAAAGATGCTGTTTACTGGTTTTGTAGTCATAATCCTAAATATGTACCCGTTAGAGGTCGAAATAGACCACATAAAACAGATAGGACAGTATCAAAATCAAAAAGCGCACAAGGTGAAAGTTGGACTATTGATACTGTGTACTATAAGAACAATCTGGCAGCTTCAGCCCTTCTAATGTGGGCAGGCAATCCGATAGACCAACCAAATAATTTCATGAATTTTCCAAATAATAAACTTGTTGGTGGATTCGAAGATACAGAGTTTGAGAAGAAGTATGGCATAAGAATTGCAGGAGCAGGATATAATAAAGATTATTTTAAAAACTATTCAGCAGAATATCCGGAAATACAAAAAGTAGAAGGCGAAGAAGAGGGAATTGTGATAGGATGGAAGAAGAGAAACTCTAGGGCCCAAAACCACTTCTTTGATTGTGCAGTATATTGTTTTGCTGCTTTAGATATATATTGCTCTGTTGTAGCTGATTCTTATCCTGATCTAAAAAACGCTTCTTCACATCTTATCTTAAGTTATTTCGCAGATTATACAAGAGATAATGAATTTCAATTATTATTATAAGTCATTTTCTTTGTAGATCGAATAGCATCATTTGTTTACTAAACTCAATTTTGAGTTGGTTGAAAACGAAACTGTACCGGGTGCTCGAATTGAAGCAGGGTGAGTAAAATTACCCATACGTCTAACATGTAAACTTGAGGCCCCCTAAGATGCAGTGACAGAATGCACCATTCAATCGACCCGAGCAATTTAAGCATGGATCGTTATTGTAAGCATTATTATATGCATTATTTAGATCATTTATTTGTATCAGCGGCCATACTTTATTAATTGGATTCTTCTTTTTATTCCTTTTTCGATTGTACATTATTGACTTCCTTCACATTTTTTTAACTCATCTGTAATGTAGGCTTCATATCTATAGCGCTCTTGTATCCAAGCCTGAGTTACTTCATAGTTGCCGTTTGGTAGTTTCTTGATGACCTTGTTTTCCGGTATTACTACTATATCCGGGCGGCGCGGTGAACTCATCAAACATCCTTGTAAGTTCATCAGTATCATTGTCAGCAAGAGCATTGTCAAGATCTTGTTTATTTTTCTCATATTCAGATATAGCCTTCTTTTTCTTTTTTGTTTCAATGTAAAGCTTGAGGATAGCGGCCAAAATGGTCACTATCCCAGCGATTGTTGCCCACATATTAACCTTTCCAGGCAATAGGCTCTTTTGTTATGATCCTTAGCACCATGTTAACCCCAGCCAAGATGCTTACTTGAACTTCAGGACTGATCTTGAAGTTAAATTGACTTTGTGCGATTAATGCAGCAAGCGCAAGAATGTTTACCCAAAATGTTTTACTGGCCCAAAATTTTTTCCCCATGATAATTCTCCTTTTAAAGTGTTGTGATGATTTGTTTGATATCAGAATATTGCTTTCCCATATTTAACAGGCTTTTGCACATATCCTCTAGTTGCTCTATTTTTTTCAATTCTTCCTCTTTCAAATAGTCCCTAAGTTGATTTTTAGGTATTTCATTTGCTGTCATATATTTTTTTGCGGACATTCCTAAAATGTGTTTGTAAACCAAATCGGTATATCTAGAAAAAGCAAAACCGTGCATTCTTTCATTTTCCCCTGAATCTTTAATCGCGTCTGTCATAGTTCTGTGAACACTCTTCCCTAATTTCCGTGTTATAATTCTACTTAAAAGATCATCGCGCATTCTAAAAAATTCTTTAATTAATTTATCTTTAAAATCTAAAACTTTTTCTGAATTTCTTAAATAGGTGAATAATAGATATGCTTGTTGTTCATTTAATTCGTATATTTTTTGAGATCTTCCACCATTGGGGTTAATCGTTTTCAAATCGATCAACTTAATTTTCCCAAATTTTTCAAATCGGTGACCATGTTTTTCTATTAATTCATAAACAGATCGATGTTTTAATCCAGCATTGTCTGCAATGATTAAACTTGTTGTAAATAATTCTTCTTTTAAACTTTCTGATTTTACTTGAACTAGATTCATGATGCCGTCCCCTCTTCTGACAGTAGTAATAAAAACCGCTGTCAGTCTTGATCAAGAAAAAGACAGCAATCACAGATAATCATTATACTTACTCATAATCATTAGTCAACAATGTCTTTTTTATGCCCAAAACACACCGAATGCAAATTTTTGCACTATTTTTTGCATTTCTATTTTTTTTGATATAAGCTAATTGTAGATTACTATAATAGGTTTTAAATGTCATTTCTTACAGACAGAATAGCAAAGAAAATAGAAATACTTGCTGAAATAGATGCTGCCATCATTGCTATAGCGACAGGTGGACAAGAGTATAAATTCAATGATATGCAAGTTGAGCAATGGGTTAAAAAAGGCGATCTTGAAGCATTGAGAAAGTATCAGCAAGAATTAGAATATCAGATTGCTGCCTCGGAAGATACAGGGGGTTTCTATGCTTCTTAATAAAATCCGCTCTCTATTCTCCAAGAAAGATAATATCAAAAATGAATTCATAACAAAGGGCGGTTCCGCCGGATTCTTAAATGTCGCTGCCAGTTTGAGCCCCGTTTCTGTTGGTGGTTATGGTGGCGACAAGACAAACTTCCTGAACGGATTCGGTCTGACATATGATCTTAGAGTTATTGACCTACGTCTTTTGCAGTTCCGCAGTCTTCAATTATTCCGTGAGAATTCTTTTGTTAGTTCTATCTTTTCTAGATTAGAGACAAAAGTTATTAACTCCGGATTAAGATTGCGTTGCGCTCCTGTTTCCGAGATTCTATTAGATTTTATTTCTGAAGAAGACCTGCAAGAATGGTCAGGCAAGACAGAGCGGCTTTTTGAAGTGTGGTCGAAAGATAAGAGATTAATTGAGAAAGCTCAGAAATATAATTTTGCAGATCTTCAGAGGCTTGTATATAGAACAGCTCTACTGTCTGGAGATTGTCTTGTGATTATGAGTGTAAATAAGTTGGGCCTTCCATCTCTTGAAATAGTGGACGGAATTAATATTTGTAGCCCTGCATTAATGCAAGGTAAAAATATAGTTACACAAGGCGTGGAGCTTGATGATAAAGGAACTGAAATAGCCTATCACGTAAAAGTTGATGCTATGAAATTTAAACGTGTAAAAGCAAAGTCAAATGCTGGAACGCGTAGAGCTTGGCTTGTTAAAGCGTCAACGACTCGTATTGATGATGTTCGGGGTCTGCCTGTTCTTTCTGTGGTTCTACAGAATCTTAATGAGATTGGTAAATATATGGACTCTGAGCAAAGAGCAGCTCTTGTGAATTCATATATAGCGGTTGTTCATACTGCAAGTGAAAAGGCTCCTCTTAAGGGGACACCTTTTGTTAATGCAAAATTAAGCAAAGATGATGTGTCAACTCAAAATGGTGATAGCAGCGCAGAGTTTGCCCAGATGCAGCCCGGATGGTTTGGCACAAAGCTAGCCCCAGGTGAACAAATAAGTTCATTCGACACTTCTAGACCAAATGTTAATATGTCTGGATTCGTAGAGTTTTGCTTGAAAAGTGCCGCTCATTCTTTAGAGATACCACCAGAGATTTTATTTCTTGAATATGGCAGCAGTTTTTCAGCCTCTCGTCAGGCAAAAAATGATTTCAATGATTTCATTCTAAAAGCTACATCAACATTTGCTTCTAATTTTACGCAAGTTGTTTTTAATGAGTGGCTAACTGGAATGATTTTGGGTCGCAAAATAACAGCGCCTGGATATATGGATTCTTTACTAGATATTAATCAATGGGAAGTTTTAGGCGCTTGGCGCAATTCCGTATGGCGTGGACTTCCAAATACTTCTGTTGATATCCTCAAGCAGGTTAAAGCTCTTGAGATTATCGAAGATAGAGGCTATCAAACAGCTGAACAAATAGCTGATGAATATTTTGGAACAGATTACAATGCTAATCAAAGAATCAGAAAAAAAGAATTAGAGAACAGACCTGTAATAGATGAAAACACAACAGCTATTGCGGCTCTCTCAAAAACAATGAATGACTTTATAGATACTTTCGAGGTGAATGCATAATGAAATTTAAATATGATTTTAAAAGTCAGGCTGATGGATCAGTAAATATAGATATTGACGGAATAATTGGTGATGATTGGTGGTCAGGCTCAGAAGATTCTAAAAACACCAAAGAAGCGGTGACTTCATTCCTTCGCAGGATTGATAGTTCTGTTACGGAAAAAATTGTCGTTAATATAGATTCCATAGGTGGAGATGTTAGTCATGGACTTTCAATATATGATTCCTTAAAACAGCATCCTGCAGCTATTGAAGTTAATGTTACAGGCATGACAGCAAGCGCCGCTACAATAATTTCACAAGCTGCCGACCCTGGAAAGCTGAATATGTCAAAAGCTTCTTTGTTTTTAATCCATAAAGCTTGGACGGGATTATGGGGTAATGCAAATGAAATGCAGACTACTGTTGATAGCTTGAATACTATTGATAACCTAATGGGTGATATTTACGCTGCGAGATCCGGCAAGACAAAAGAATCGATATTCGAATTGATGAATGCCGATAACGGCAATGGAAAATGGATCAATGCCGAAGACGCCAAAGATGCTGGCCTTGTTGATAATATTTTTGATCCCGGTGAAAAAGTGTCAGCCATTTCAACAGAAGCATTCAGAAATCATTGCAGCAATATTGCTGCAATAGGGAAAATACCGACACCGGAAGCATTTATACAAAGCACCCAAAATAAACCTATGGAGAAGAAAGTTATGGAAAATGAATTCAAACAAGCTGACATAGAAGCAGCTGAGAAGAAAGGGTTTGAAGCTGGATTAAAGGTAAAAGCAGAAGAAATAAGCAAACATCTTGCTTTTATTGGTTCAGCGGACAACGAGACAGTATTGTCAAATATTAAAGATGAGAAGCCATATTTGGATTGCATTGAAACATATGCAGAGCAAAAGGCAGAAAACAAATTTAATGCGCAAAGAATCGAGGGAAATAATCCCGAGAATCTACAACATCATGACGCATCTACAGAAATAGATTCAGAGGATAGTGTAAACGAGAACTATGAAGCAGCAAAAAAATTGGGATTAATTAAATAAAGGAGAGAGAAAATGGCGGAAACAGCAGTTTCAAATGTGAATTTCAGGAAAGGGAATCTAAGAACTTTTCCTGCTACTGTAAAAAACACAACAGGTGGCGAAGCAACTCTTAATGAGGGAAGCCTTTTACAGTTCGATAACAGCGACGGAACATACATCCCCTATGCTGGCGGTGTTAACAAGCCTGTTGCTATTGTCAGCAGTGATTTAACTATTGGCGCAACTTCAGAAACATCGGCAGCTATCACAGTTGCAGGAGATGTTAACGGAGCAGCTCTTGAACTTCCGGGAAGTCTTGCACTTGATGACGTTCCGTCTTCAGCAGATGGAGCAGGAATGGTTATCACACCAGGTGGATCCAATACCGGAAACGGTGTGGCAGGAGCAATAACACAAGGCCTTGCTGCTAAAGTAGGAACATATACATTGACTTGTACCGCAGAGGCTGGAGATGCTGGAACTTTCGGCGTTGTAGACCCTGATGGCGTGGCGTTACCAGATCTTACAGTTGCAGTTGCTTACGATAATGGTCATTTTGGTGTAACCATTGCCGATGGCGCAGAAGATTTTGACACAGGTGATATTTTCACTGTTGTTTCTGATATTCTAGCAGAAGGTTCAGTTAGATTGATGTTGAAAAATACAGGTATCATCGCTCAAGATGTTATTCAAATGGTTTCTTAAGGAGGATTAAAAAAATGGCTAATACAAATACAGATAATGTGACTCTGTTTTCAGATTTAGTAAAACAGGAGTGCAAACCAAAACCAGGATTGCTAAACTTTTTTGAAGCAAAAGCTACAAATGTTTTTGACGGCGAAAATGTTGAATTTGATAAAGTTAAATCAAGAAGACTTACTTCTCTTGCAAAAGAAAGATTTTCTGATGCAGAAGAGAATGGAAGCGAGAATTTTAGAAATGTGCTTTTTACTCCTCCTATGTACAAGGAGTCAAGACCTTACAATATTGCAAATTTCCGTAAAAGAATTGCAGGAAATACGCTGTATACGCAGGCTGACAAAAATGCTTTAATCATGCAGAAAACTGCTGAAGATGTTGCAATGCTTTCTGACAAGATTACAAGAGCGGAACTTCTTCAGGTTACAAATATTTTCCAGACTGGAACTATTCCTTTTAAAACTGGCAATCTGACTGTAGAGAATGTGCCAGATCTTGATTTTGAGGCCCCCGCAGCTAACTTTACAGATCTAACAGGCGCCGCAGGGTCAGAATATTGGGGAGAAGCTGATGCTGATCCTATACGTGATCTTGAAGGAAGAATCAGACAGATAGATAAAGAAGGTTGTACAAAAGTACGTGATATTATCATGGGAAGTACTGCAGCCAGAGAATTTGTTAAAGATACAAGAGTGATAGCTGAACTTGAAAACAGAAGATTCCAACGCGGAGAAATGAGATTTCAAGAAAGAGATATGACAGGATTCTCTCTTCTGGGTATTTTCAGTCTTGCTGGGAATGATGTTAGTATTTGGACATATGAAGACTACTATCTTCTTCCTACAGATCCTTCAACAACTGCTGAATATATCGATCCAGAAAAAGTTATATTCATTGGTGATGGAGATTACCAGATCTATTACGCTGGAATTGATGTGATCAAAGATATAAATGATCCTGCTTTACTTTCATTTCTTGGCACAAACAATATTCGTCAAATTGGCGATAGAGTTGCTGATTCCTTTTATGTCGATACATATAAGGGCGACAGAAACGCTGGTGTTTGGTTGAGACTTCAGAAAGCTCCACTCTATGTGCCAAAAACAAATGACACATTTGGCTGTATGAAAGTTTTTGCTTAGGAGTAAATTATGAAACTTAAAGTAAGAAAAGGTAAAGGCCTAACAGTTTTAGGCGTCAGCTTTGTTGGCAATGATCCTTTGAGGAATACAATTCCTTTAAAGTTTTTTGGTCAAGGGCCGAAAGCTGAGGAAGCATTGAGAAGTCATGAAGGTGAATACTGCGAAGTTATAGAAGACGAAAAAACAGAGAAAGTGGACAAAAAGAAAAAGAGAAAGGATAAATAAATGGCGAATGGAGCGTTACTTAACATGGCTAGAGCAGATAATAAATTCATACTTGATCAAGGTGGATTTCAAACTGATCTAACTATCACAAATGCGAAGAATACTTTTACAACTACTATTTACGCATCGGTAACGCTTCATCATACGCAATTAGATCCGGATACGGGTCTTTTTGTTAACGCCAAGAATGGTCACTTTGTGCTTAATACTCAAACACTTGAAGAACTAGGATTCCCGGTGTTTAGTAGCACGCAAAGACCTGAAGATCCTTATCTTAAGGATGCTGTAGTTGATTTTGTAGATGCTAGCGGAAAAGATCATAAAATGAAATGTATAGACGTTAGACCATCTCAAACTTTTGGTTGTGTTTCTGTAATTCTTGGAGAGTATGAATAAATGGCGATTTCTGCATTAATTAGTGAAGCTGGATTTGAACTTATAAGGGATCAAATCGCAGCAATACTTGCTATAGAATTACCAAACCAAAGAACTCTGGCTGCATCTTTCCCAAATGATTTAGCTATAATTGAATCTTTTTGGGGAGAGGATGATGTACTGAATCTTTTCCTAGAACGATTTGTTCCAGTGGATTTAACTGAACAGAATTCAATAAATGTATATTATGAGAATACCGGATATCAAACCGGGACATCTAAAATACAGAAAGCTGCTGCAAATTTCAACATTGATCTTGAGGTTGCCAGCAAGGCTAGTTCTTCAAGTGAAGGAGATAAAAAGTCGGCGTTATATATTCAAAGAATGGCCGGGATAATTAGAGGTATAATTCAAGATGGTGATTATTTCAGATTAGGATTTGCTCCTGGATTTGTTTCACATAGATTCATAACCAGCATTAACCCCTTCCAGCCGACACAAATAGATAATGCTAACTACATTATGGGATTGAAAATATCCTTACAAGTAAAATATGATGAAATAGTATCATTGAAGCCCTTAAATGATTTATTGGGAAATGATACTAAAATAGATGTAGACGATTATGGTAAATTTTCATTAATAACAGATTTTTAGGGGGACGATATGGCTATACTATCTAACGCAGTATCTCAAGATGCTGTTGCAGCGGTTGTTGGTTATGCGCTCGGGTTTAAAGATTTTTCAGAAGGGGGCCGCTTCCTGCCGCAAAGGATAGCCGCTTTCTCTCCTGTTGCAACATCGAAACAATCGGGCTTCGCATCTTATGACCAACCAATTACAATAAGTAGCGAGAAAGACGCTTTTGACACATTCGGGGCAAGTCCAGCACATATGATGGCTAGAATTCTTAAGCCTGTTCAAGGTGGCGGAGTTGGAACTATCCCAGTTGATATTTTTCCAATAGAAGACGCCGGTGGTGCAACTGCTGCTGCTGGAGACATTACACCCTCTGGAACAGCTTCAGAAAATGCAACTCACAATTTAGTTTTCAATGGAAGAAAATCTATTTCAGGAAAACAAATTTCTTGGGTTGTAGAAACAGATGATACAGTTACAGAATTGATTCCAAAAATAATTGCAGCTATTGGAGGCAATATCTATGCTCCTGTTACTGCAGCAGATGGAACAACAAAAGTTGATCTTACATCTCAAATAGCCGGTATTCTTGGTAATGATACTACATTTACTATCGACACAAATGGTGTTCCGGCGGATATATCATACGCTTCTACACAGATGGCAACAGGAGCTGGAGCAAATGACATCTCTGGAGCTCTTGCTAATTTTGGTGGAACTTGGTATACACAAGTCATTAACACATACGGCACAGAGACCGAAGATGCTATTGAAGCATTCAATGGGGCTCCTGATCCTGATACTGGTGGTACTGGTAGATGGTCTGCTATTGTTTGCAAACCCTTTGTTTCTGTTACTGGAACAACTGAGTCAGTTATTGCAACACTTAAAGCTCTTGGGACAGGAAGAAAACTTGATATGACAAATGCTGTCGCTCCTGCTCCTAATAGCCCGGCATATAATTATGAGGTTGCTACAAATGCTGTTGTTGAATCAGCGGTTATCTTTAATAGCCAACCACACAGAACAACTCTGAATAGAACTTATTCAGATCTTCCCGCACCGACAGGGGACACTATCGGAGATATGCAGAATTACATTAATAGAGATGATCTTGTGAAAAACGGTATCTCTACTGTAATCTATACAGAATCTCAGGGCTATATCATGCAGGATTTCATTACTTATAGAAGACCTGATTCTCAACCAGCTACTTCTGTTGATTTCCGCTATGTAAGAAATGTTGTGGGAATTGATTTTAATGTGAAATACAATTATCGACTACAGGAAGAGACATTTCTTGTTGGGAAAACAATTGCAAATGATACTGATGTGGTTTCAGTTGATGGAGTTATTAAACCTTCCGGCTGGAAATCTATTGTTGATGATCTTATGATTACACTTGGGAAGCTCGCTATTATTGCAGATGTTCCATTTGCTCAGGCAAGTATTCAAGTGCAGATAAGTGCAATTAATCCGGATCGCTTTGAAACAACATTTCACTACAAACGTTCTGGAGTTACAAGAATTAGTGCAACAACTGCATTTGCTGGTTTTAATTTCGGTGAACTATAGGAGAATAAAAAAATGGCTGGTGATACATTAGATTTGACAGTACAGCATCCTACTGCAGGAAGTAGAACTTTTGCAGTTCAGAGTGATCAAAGCATCACTGTTGATGTTGGCGGCCGTACAAAAACAATACAAATGAATGGCAATGGTACAGGACATCCGAAGTCGGCTGTGAAGCCATGGGAAATAGCTGGATTAATGCTTGAATATGATCCAGAAAATGGAGACCAGGAATTTTTGCAAGGGCTTGTTGATACAAATGAGCCTGGTGTTGTAACCTGGCAGCATACTAACGGATATATATATAAAGGGTCTGGATCTATTGAGGGAGATATCAAGGCAGATTCAAACACTGGATATATCCCGGTAACATTTACGGGTCCTGGAAAGTTAGAAAAGATTTAATTAGAGAGAGGTGAGGAAAATGGAAAAAGTAAGTAGAGAGTTGGCAATAAAAGAATTCGAAACTTGGGCTTATGAAGTAAAAAGGATTAAGCCAAGGTTGATCGAAGAAGATAAAGATTATAAAGAGTTCTCAGAATCTATTATAGAAAACATTATAGACGGGACCTTTTCACTTGATGAAGCAGGCAATATCACACAGAAACTTGCCTTTGAGCTTGGAGACGGTACTGATAGTATAACTCTAAAGCCCCGTCTGACTGTCGGTGAAATGCAGAAAATGAGTCAAGCAAAAAAGGATAATGAAATGGGTAAAACAATAATAATACTTACTCTATTGACAGGAATAAACAAAGGTCTAATATCTAGAATGGATATGATTGATCTTATGACGTCCTCACCTCTCACGGCCATGTATATGGTCGGATGAACGGCTGACCTCGACATTGTCAATACTATTGCTGCCGGGGTCGCTAGTTCATTCTCTTTCGGATTGAAAGAGATTAATGATTTAGAGTTGAGTGATGACGGGACAACAAGCAGTTTGTTTTTTTGGAATGATAAAATCAAAGAAATAAATAAAGAAATGGAAGTGAAATAATAATGGCAACTTTTTCAGTATCAACACAATTCAAAGGCATTGATAAAATGTCAAAAGTCTTTGGAAAAATTTCTAGGAATGGAAAGAAAGCATTCGGAAAAATAGGTGGCTTTACTGAGAAACTAAATCGTAAAATGGGAAAGTTCGGTAAGCTGGGGGGTAAGATTGGAGCCTTCGCAGGAATCACGGGGGGCTTGCTTCTGGTCAAATCTGCTCTTACATCTACGATAAAAAAAGGTTTAGAGTTTGAGCAAACAATGGTAAATGCTTCTACTAAATTTGTTGATAAAATACAAAAGGGCTCTCCTGAATTTGATGCTTTAAAAAAGAAAGCTAAAGAAGTCGGCGAAGCTACAGAGTTTTCAGCTACTCAAGCTGCTCAAGGATTGGATTTTCTTGCACTTGCTGGATTTAACTCTAAGCAAGCAATGGCCGCATTGGGTGGGACTGTTGATCTTGCAACTGCTGCAAATATGGATTTAGGAACAGCTACAGATATAGCAACAGATTCCCTAGGCGCATTTAATTTAATGTCTAAAGATTCTGCTCAACTAACTAAAAACCTTACTCGTGTAAATGATGTTCTTGCGAAAACTTCAACAACTGCGAATACTTCGATTCAAGACATGTTTGAAGCAATTAAAGATGGCGCTCCAGTTGCTACCGCTGCAGGAGCTAGCATTGAAGAATTTAGCGCGTTGATTGGTTTGCTTGCTAACACAGGTATTAAGGGAACTAAAGCAGGCACTACTCTTAAAAACATGTTCCTCAATCTTCAAGCACCGACAAAAGCACAAGCGAAATTACTTAAGAAATTAAGAATTGAGATACAAGATGACAAAGGTGAAATGTTAAAGATGTCTAATATTATAGGACAGCTCAACAAATCTACTTCCAAAATGACACAAGTGCAACGCAATGCCGCGATAGCTACAATTTTCGGCAAAAGAGCCGTTGCAGGAGCAACCAACTTATTAAAATTAGGACAAAAAGAAATAGAGAAATATACAAAATCTCTTGAAGGAGCAACAGGCGAATCAAAACGCATGGCTGCTGCGATGAGAGACACAACACAAAATAGAATAAAGAAAATGAACTCCGCAATAGAAGCGCTGCAGCTTACTTTATTTGATGCCTTAAAGCCTATCTTAGAGAAAGTTATCTTTACAATTACAGATCTTGCCGGAGTTGTAAGCAAATTTGCAAAAGAAAATCCTGGAGTTGTAAAAGCGATAACTATAATGGCTGCAGTTTTAGGAACACTTGCTATTGCTATAGTTGCTGTTACCGCTGTTACCTGGTTATTCACTGCAGCTCTCGCAGCGAATCCTATAGGTCTGGTTATTATTGCTATAGGTGCTCTTGTTGCTGCAACGCTTTGGCTAGTCAGTAATTGGGAGTTTGCAGTTAACTGGTTTCAAGAAAACTTTGGATTGATCTTAGCAGGGATTATAGTTTTAGCGCCTGCATTTGCTCCGCTTGTTCTCCTAGCAAAAGTTCTTCTAGATAATTGGGAGCCCGTATCATCATTCTTCATAAAATTCTTTGAAGTTATAAAAAATGTTGGATCGTTGATGGCATCTGTTTTTCAAGGAATTGTTTCTCTTTCGGTTGGAGCTGGAGCCGCAATAGCTGATGCATTATTGACACCTCTAAATGCTGTGTTAAATGCTCTCGTGAAAATCCCTATTCTTGGCGAAAAGCTAAAGGGTTTTCAAGAATCTATAGCAGAAACAAGAACTGAATTGCAAGCAAGAGAAAAACAAGAGATAGGTGTGATCTCTACTCAAATTCAAACTGCTAGAAGCATAACAGAGAACATTTCAAAATCTACTGCAGAGTTATTTATAAAAGATGATACTGGTCGCGCAGACTTAAGAACTACAAAAGAAAATGAAGACTTCTTTACAATGCAAAGTACTGTAGAGCCAAGTTTTTCAAGAGTGGGTGAATAATGATCGGATTGACAGATAATAACACACGGGGAGATTTTAAAATAATAAGTGGAAAGATAGCAACAGATTTAACTTTTCATACAATTATTTACTTGTCTCTTTTTGGTGGAAATCTAGCAAGCAATACGCCAGCTCAAAGACGCCCTGCCGGAGTTATTAATGACGATTGGTGGGGAAATGTTGGAGAAATCACAGCAGATAAAATCCCATTTAATTCTAATTTTGAACGGTCTCTCATTGAGAATTCTTTAATATCAGGCAATTTAAGAATTATTGAACAGGCCGCTAATAATGATCTTGAATGGATGAAAACTAAAAAAATAATTGAGTCTGTAGAATCTTCTGCTAGTATAACAGGAGTTGATAAGTTAAAAATGGAAATAACAATAAAAAAGCCTGAAGGAATTGAAGAGAAATTTGAATATTTCTGGGATAACACATTAGAGTCTTTGTCATAGGAGAAAAGGTTTATGAAGAAGCTATTTATATCATTGATTTTACTTATTGGTGTATATTTAAATTATGCATCTGCTGCAGATGTCTACACGGTTATCGATACTGTTGAGGGAAAAAAACTAGTTCTCCAAACTGTCGCAGATCCAAATAACAGTATTATTAGTCTTGGCAATCTTACAGATACTTATGTTACAATAGATGTTGATGGAACTGCGAAACTTGGAATGTTAACATATAATGTTAATACAGGAACATTCTTGGGGCTTCTTGATACTCCATCAGAGTACAACGGTTTTGCCGGCCAATCTGTTATTGTTAACGGTTCGGCGGATGGCTTAACTTTCGGTACTGGGGCGGCTGCTTCAAAAATAGCAAGCTGGAGTATTTTGGAGAATTATTCTGCAAATGATATGGTTAATTATTCAGGTATTATTTATAAATCGAAAACAACAAATCTGGGATCTCAACCAAATACAAATCCTACAGATTGGGCAATTCATACTAATTATCCAGAAAACCTATCAACCGGATTGAAGAGCGGCGGTTCTCTTTCTGTTAACGGAGGAGATAATACTCTATTAGATATTTCATTGGGAGAAGGGAAGGTAGTTGACACAACCACTACACCCGGAAGCCCTTCTGTTGCTCCTGTGATATGGACAGCAAAAACAGGATACAATTTAACAACTGTAGCAAGTCCTGGCGATGTAGTAGCTATATTCATTTCTCTAGATTCTGGCGGGAATGTTATTGAACGTTTGTCACTTGCAAATGCAGAACAAAGACGGGATACTATAGATTTAGGAATCGCAATAAGAAATGATTCTAATCAAATTGTTTTTGTAATTAATACCCCATTGAATTTTATTCATAATCCGGGATCCTCAATGCAAGATTTCTTTGAATCTTGGGGTGGATTCCCTATAAACGACGTTGAATTCTCAGCTTTTTCAAACAATCTTACATTAGCTGTCACAGATCGTAATATCTTTAGGAATGGGGTTAATGCTAGGACAAACGGAAAGGATCCTAATCGCAGCATGATTCCTACAACTGGTAGCGCAATCCCTTTTGGCTATAAACTGTCAGATGGCACCGATGTTGCTTTAGGAGTTACAAATATAGATCCAGATAATTATGATGATGGCAGCTCTACTCCAGCCGCTGTTCCTACTGGAAAATTTACAATACAGCAAATTTCTTATTTCCCAGAAGGCGCAGTTGAAATCTTATATGGACAACAAATATTTAATTCTATGAGTGACGCGGTTACAGCTCTACCCGCAGTGAAATTCACTATCCCTAGTGATTCTGCAGGCGCAATTATTGGAGCTTTCATTATACTCCAGGAAGGAGCGACAGACCTTTCAGAGCCAACAGATGTTAGATTTTTCCAGGTAGATAAAAAAGGTAACTTGAAAGGAATTGGTTATCAAAATTTAAATAGTGCAGGAATGGTAGACACTCCAATAATTACCGATAATCTTAACTCAACGATTGATGTTTCAGCAGCTATATTAAATTTGTATAGCACTAATGATTTTAAAGAGGATCTTTTTCAATTCACAGTCCCTCTTCTAGATGATCAGGCGATAGCTGAAGGATTAAGTTTTTTAACTGCTGTTTATAACTCTGGAGCACCTGTTTATAGTATCGTAACGGATGAAAGTTTAATTAACAATTCTGATAGAATAAGGGTTGCTGATATATATAGAGAGATAGGTGGAACAACATTACACATTACCCCTCTTAACTCCGCAGGATCGGGATTGCTTGACAAATTGCATCAAAAAGATTTAGAGATTAGCAAGTATGATGTTGTCCCCGGAGGTATAGCTCTCGGAGAGATAGGAACAAGGAACATGACCGTAACGGCTGGCGCTGTATGGCTTGGAGGAACTAGAATAGACTTGGATTCTGTTAACTCGGCAACAGATGATACGGAGTTTTGGTATAATGTTTCTAGTGTTTGGACAAAATCAACTCCCACGCAATACAATAACACGCAGTATGATGATGGAACTGATTTACAAACTTTAGGCGTTGGGCGTTATGCTGTTAACTGGATTTATAGAGGAGCAGAAAGTGATGGCCACATTTTTTTCGTACTGGGTTCCGACAATCACACCCTAGCTGCTGCACAAGCATCTTCACCACCTATAAGTCTTCCGGACATTATAGTAAACCATTCATTGTTAATAGGAAGGATAATCGTTGTTAATGGTGGCGGAACTGCTACTCAAATTGACAGCTCATTCACAGAGCAGTTTGACACATCACCTATAACAGATCATAATACATTGTCTAATTTAGAAACAGGAGATGTCCATACTCAGTACGCCTATTTAAATGGCAGGTCTGGAGGACAGACATTGATAGCTGGGTCAGATGCAAGCGATAACTTAATATTACAGAGTACAAGTAATGCTACTCGAGGCACTGTATTTATAAATGACAATGTAGTTATTAATGAAGATGGCGCCGATGTAAGCTTGAGAGTTGAAAGTGACACCAATGTTAATGCTTTAATCGTAGACGGCACAACGGGATATGTGGGCCTTGGAATTCCTACTCCTGAAGGAACTTTCCACACAGCAAGCGCAGGGGGAACAGCACATAATCATACATATTTTGACACCTATGAAAACACTACAAATAGATTTTCTAATTTACATTTCAGAAAGTCTCATTCAGATGTTTTAGGCACAAAAGCTGAAACAATAGATGGTGATGTTTTGGGTGTGATTGATTTTCTGGGTGTTAACGGTAGTAGTGATTTTGATCATGGTGTAATTATTCAGGCTATACAAAACGGTGCTGCTGGTGCAACAGGAGTCCCGGTAGATCTGAGAATTGATACTTATTCGGCTGATGGCGGCTTCACTGCTAATCAATTGTATCTTCATAATAGCGGAAATACGGGATTTGGAACAGATACTCCTGAGCATAAAATTCAAATTGCAAATACTTTCGGGGCGCGAAGTGACGGGATAGTATATTGGGGAAATGATGTAAGAGCAGCATCAAGGGCAAATGCCGGGTTTCTTGGCTGGGATACAGATTTAGTTCATATTGGTGGTTCTGATGCTGGGACAGCAGTCGCATTGTATACTGCCGGAACTGAGAAAGTCAGGCTAGACACTACCGGAAGACTAGGTATACAAACAACTAGTCCCGACGGAGTTCTTGATTGTACTCCAGATACAATTGATACTGGATCATATTCTTATCCGTTTCCAAGAGTTACAACTGCTCAAAGAGGTAGTTTGACAGGAATGACAGAGGGCGCGCATGTTGTAGATATGGATCTTGATGCGGTTTATGTTTATGATGGCGCCAGCTGGGTAGCTGCCTATACATTTTAGGAGATAAAAGATGAAAATTATTATGATATTAATTTTAGATATGAGAAGGAGGAATAAATGGCTTTCAATAATACAACTCCGTCAAATGGAGACAAGGAAACAAAAGGAAATAGAACATTTATATATTCAAGCTCAACAAATAGTTGGGATATATGCGAAGATGGGGCAGCAATTAATGTCGCGCCAACTTGGCGATATATTGAGAATGGCGATGATTTAGAAATACAGAAATATATTGCAGGTACAGGCTGGATTTCCAAGGGTAACTTTGGCGGCACCGAAGCAGGAGTTCAACCTCCAGAAGTTGACAACTCTCCAAGTATATTTGCTCCCGACATGGTAGTGCTGAGTTTTTCAGATCCTTCAGTATCCCAAAATGTTGAAGGATGTTCTGTAGACGATGAGGATTCAATATCTTTAATCATGGAAGTTACTGTAACAAATGGAGCCCTCGATATGCCATTACTCATGACTTATGAGGAAATAGGCGGAGGCATTCGGCTTACTGGCACTATAACAGAGTTAAACACAGAACTTGCTGGACTGGAATTTCTGCCTACTAACCTAGCTGGTCCTGAACCTCAGAACGGAACTATTGATATTCTGTTAAATGACCAGGATGGAGGCACCGCGAATGCGACCCATACAATAACCGTTGAAGTATTAGACTTCGGGAGATAAATATGTTTATTAGCAAAAAATATGTAGATACACGAATCAGATCGTTGATTGCAAAAGTTCAAAATGTCATTGAGCAAATAAAGAAAATTCAAGTTACCAAATCAGATGTTAGCCATACCCATGAAGGTCTACAGGGAGAAAAGGGCGATACCGGAGATGCAGGTATACAAGGTATTCAGGGAATCCAAGGAATTGAGGGTGACGACGGAGATAACGGTGGTCAAGGTATTCAGGGAATACAAGGAATACAAGGAATACAAGGTGTTGCTGGAGTTGAAGATATGAGACTTGGGCCCAATAACGATCATCTTGGTAACGGTGCAACTAATTCCAATTGTCCACAAATGGGACAGGCTTTCTCGGACGCAGAAGATGGATGGCAATTTGATCATGTTAAATTAGTAAGATTTGACGGTGACTCTCAGTTATATGGCATTCCCGTATATGTGCCTCATAATCAGCCAGTATTACCGATGATGTTTCCAGAATAATAATTTTTTAAGGAGCTAAAAATGTCACTTCAAAAGTATAAAATTTTCAAGAATCAAAAAGGTAAAATATCAAAAGCATCTACCGATCCTATTATCAAAATGCGGATTATTGTGCAAGATACTGAAGAGGTTATTTTGAATGTCATTTCGGATTCAGATACAAATACTATTTCTGTTAATGGCGACGTCGTATTCACAAGCAATATAATAACAAAAAGTTTCAGAGATTTTTTCATAAGATTAGATGAGGAAGTCGATCTACACTTAGATCAATTGGCCATAGATGCGAGAGATGAAGCAGAAGAAATAGTAGCACGTGCAAATCAATAACGCTATAAAGCGAGGGTGAAATGAGCACAACAAATCAAATAAAAAACAGAATTTTTACTAGTATTTCTGATGAAGTTAAAGGAATAGATCCTACGTTCAATGAAGTTTCTACAGAAAAAAATGTCACAAATGCTTTTTCCAAAGCTCTTGCTCCAGAAGTAAAGTTAATGGAGCAATACACAGTAGATGCTGCAAGACAAGGTAATCCAAAAGAGGCAGACAGCAATAAAGACTCTGACATTGGCAGCCTACAAGATTGGGGAATAATTAAATTAAATAGAGTAGAGGATGCCCCGACAGCTGGAACATACGAACTCGGCTTAACTGGGACAGGAACAGTCGCAGCGGGAACACAATATGTAAATCAGGATACAGGGTTTGTCTATCTTGTACAAACTGAAACTATTATAACAACTATTGGCGATGTTGTTGTGAAAAGTGCCGACTTTGGATTAGAAGTAGCTCTTGATGTAGGCACAGAACTGTTTAGTGTTCAGAAAATTCCGGGGATCAATAATCCAGGGATAGTGAATGTGGAATTGATTGCGCCATTGGCAGGAGAAGAAACAGAAGAATATAGAGAAGATATACTACAATCTTTTCGTATTACTCCCAGAGGAGGAGCTAAGGGTGATTATGTTGTATGGGGCGATGAAATTGTTGGAGTGAGGAGAGTATACCCTTATTCTGGCCCTGGTCTTGGAGACATTACGCAATATGTACAAGAAATAAAAACAGTAGGGAATCCACAGGGTGAAGCCAGCCCAGCAATAGTAACCGAAGTTGATGACAATGCAACATTAAAACAGCCTATGACAGCAACATTAAGTCTCACAACAGTATCAATTATTCGTAAGCAATATTTTGTAGGCATTAATAATCTAAGTGACGATGATCAGAAACCATTAATACAGCAGATTGTTGATGATTATTTTGATCAAAAAGAATTGTTTCTTGACGGTGTTGATATTGAGAATGAAAGGGAAGATATTATTTCAAAAGCCGAGCTAATGGCCCTGGTTCAATCTGAGATTTTCCCCGCAACAATAGATGACTTAGATGTCTCTGATACTGGGGGTTCTATTATTATAGAAGCTCTTCCTGAAGGCTCAATTCCATTTACTCTCACAGTGTCTTATACATAGGAGAGAAAAAGATGGCAAAATTAATACAAGTAACACCTAAGGAATTAAAGTTTCCTTTTGTTGAGGTTGGTGGACAATCTTCATCTTTAGACTTAGAAATTGTTCAATTAAGTGTTGATGAATTATCACAAATAGATATAGCATCTCCAGCAGGAACAAAAATAAAAAACAGCAATGATTCTACTTATGTTCAAAATATAGATAATTTCATTATACATAAACCTTTTCTTGATGATGTGTATTATCTTGATACTGATGGAAGCTTGACAACTAGTGCAGCACCGACAGGAATCAGAGTCGCATATCATGAATATGATGTTACTCTTCAGGGACAAACAATAGATGGTGGAGTATCTGTCTCGGATAAGGTTTATCTTGATGGGACAGTATGGAAGAAAGCAGATCCGAGCACTTCAAATCCGGTATATCTTGGTGGTAATATAATTACATTGCCGGGATATTTATTGTTAAGCTTTTCTAAGTCTAGATTTACAGTGCGCTATGAATATGATGCTGTAGGAAGTGTGGAGGATACAGACCCTCCTGATTTTATTTTCACTTATGATGCTGTAGGTAGCGTGGAGGATGTATGATGAATAGTCATGGTATGGGGTTTACTACAAAGGCAACTTTATTTGACGGCAACGGAAATATAAAAGAGATTCAAGAAATGAATCCATTTAAAAATGTAAAAAATAATAGTAGAATAATAATAGGAGACAAAGAATTTCCTTTTAGAAGTTTTGTTAAAAACTTTGGGGTTTTAGTAAACGCTATTTTTGGTGGCGCCGAGGTGAATCCTTTTGTTCGAGAAACAGGAGCAGATTTTGGTTCCGGATCTTGGAGTCCTTTAGGTGTGAGAGCTGGTTCTGGTACAACAGCAGTTGCTCAAGCTGACTATATTTTAGATACTATGTATGCTGAAGGAGCTGGAGCTGATCAATTAAATTATGCCGCTGTTGCCTCTGGATCAAGAACAGCCACTGGATCGGCATGGGAATATTATTTATCGTCTAATGCTACTAATAACTCAGGAAGTGAATTGATAATTAGAGAACTGGGTTGGTTGTTAGACTCGTTCCAAGGTTATGATACATTATTCGCACGAGATGTTTTAGGAACGCCTGTTGCCATAGCTAATTCATCAGCGAAAAAATTAAAATATGTATTTAGTTGGCCTTACACAACTACTGCAGGCTGGACTCAAAACATGTCTGCATGGTGTATAGAGGGCGTAAGTGTTACCGGAACTACCTACGGAACCGATACATCCGGAGCAAGCACTGCAGTGGATAATCGCCCAGGAGATGAAACTATTTATGTGGGCGCTAATAACAGCACATATGGAATAAGAATAGGTACAGGAGGAGATGATTATTCAACATCTGATTATACTCTTCAATCATTGATTGATCATGGCTCTACAGATACTACCGCCAATTATTTTGATTGTACTCCTGCTAATGGTTTATACACTCCTCCTACAGTAGATGGGGATACTGCGTATTTCCAATATGGAAGAGAATTCCAATATGTTGGCTCAACTACATTAACTGTACAAGAATATGATATTGTAAGCAGCACTCAATTCCAATATCTAAGAGGTATATTTAGCAGTCCAATAGTGATGGAACCTTCTGATAGATTAAGAGTAGAAATTAGAATGCAACATGAGGTATAGTCATGAGTGTTGATGTAACAACAAGGGGTGAGACTATAGATGGCGGAGTAACTATATATGACGCTATATATCTTGATGGCACTATATGGAAAACCGCTGTAGATCCTGAATGGCCCGGAGCTTTTTATTTAGGTAACAATAATATTGAATGGCCTGGTAATTTTACGCCTTCACTGGAACAAGTTTTCAATGTAATTTATGAGCCGCTCACATTAGGCTCATATTCTGAAAATATAGAAATCACAGAAGATCATACAGAAAGCATTCTAGTGACTGCCTTAGGCGATGATACTCACGGTAGAGGAATGGAAAGAAGGCTTCCAACTGGTCGCGCTTGGAATGGAGAAATACAAAAAGCATATCTCAGAGGGATTGCTGTCGAATTCAGTTCTAAAGAAGCTCAAATTACAGGTATTACAAATATTGATAATATCTTATTCGGGGAAAAACTGCCAGTATGGCAAAACATCTTAAATCTTACTGCAGAAGGAACTATTGAAGAACAAGAGCAAGATGTAGTCCGAAAGCTTTCGGATGTGGGTAGTTTAACAAAAGATGCCATTGAAACTCAACTGCAAGCTGCCGGATTTGATGTTTATTTGCATGTTAACGGATTAGATCCTCGGCCTTTCTTTAATTTCTTTTTAGCACATGGAAATGAAAATGCAGTTCATGGGCGCTTTAATGCGGTCCATGGATCTATTCTCCCAGGAGTCACAAGCTTGGTAGTCAACAGTTTAGATGCTGCCACGGATGAATCCTATAGAGACGTTATTGATTCGGATTCTGATACTTGGAGATATGCTTTTTATGTAGGCGGTGAAACATGGCCTGCAAGAGCTGATGTTGATGCCTCAAGAGAAAAAGAATTTCGAAGATTATTGTTAGAGTTGAAACCTGCAGGAATGTGGGGCTTTTTATTAATTGATTATGTTTAAGAGGTTATAATATGAGAACGCTAGACGGACAATCTGTACCATTCATAGATACAGGTGATTCTGACTATCCAACTGGTAGAGTAACAGATGTCAGCTCTCCTGAGCTTTTTGATGGAACACCAATATTGGAAAAAGCTTCAGGTATGGGAGATCCTTATCAAGCTATTCAGGAAATCATGAGAGTTGCAAGTGTTACCCCTAATGAAACACCGGAAAGAATGAATAACAGTCAATTTTTAACGGCATTACAAAATTTGTTTTTAAGTACATCATTGGTTACTCCAGCGGCGGTACTTAGTTTTTATCAGGGAACGCTACTTGAAAGTTTAGGGGTTTTAACATTCGGCTCGCTCACTGAAACTTTTGATGATGGTACAAATCAAGTTAGATATACTCTTAATATTACGACCGCAGGGAATTATATTGTTTCTGCTGCTTTCTCTAATATTCCGGTTCCAACTAGCAACATTTATGTGGGCAGCATCTATTGTGCACATAATATTTCTACAGGACATTTTGTTAACAATAGTGTTGGGAACATAACCATACAAGGAGATTTTTCGGATGCTTCGATTAATGCCATAACTGATTTCACAAGACATTTTACAGTGACAATTTATAAAGTACCTTAGATTTTAAAGGTTCCCTTCAATCCTCTTATTCTTCTTAATTGAAAATTTAAAGCACCCTTGAACACAGCATCTCTTCTAACCATTACTTTATCTACGGCAGGTTGTAACCATGGAGTTTTAGGAGTTGTGATTGTTCCTCGTCCTTTATATTTCCATATTAAACGTGCCGAGCCTTTATTTACCCGATACAAACCGTAGGGTGTCCCTGCTATTCTTTTATTTTTGCTTCTGGCGTTTTGAATTGCAGAGGCCATTGCTTGCTTATTTCTTAATCCTTTTGTCGGTTTTGCAATCTTTCCAGCAAGTTTATTTAATTTCCTTTGTCTATTGAAAACAGGGTTCGGAGCTATCAAATTCTGTCTTTCTCCTACTCCGGATGATTTCAATTGTGTTACAGTGCCGCCAAGCTCTTGCCGTGCAAGATAAGAGGCTTTTCTTGAAGTTCTTGTTGAGCCCTTTAAGCTTCCTGTTGCTCCGACTTCGCTTTCTGGAACCATAGAGCCTCTTGCAGCTTTTTGAACAAAAATCCCACGTTGTGTGAATTTCCGAGTTGAATTATTTGTAAATTTAAAAGTATTCAATGTTGACCTTGTTTTTTTCTTAGTATCAAATGCTAAATCATTAACATAGTTTCTTATTGCGGCATCAACAGCATCGGGGAACTTTCTACGGAAGAAAAATAAAAGTTGATCAATTTCGGTAGTATCGACACTAATAAACTTACTCATAAATCCCTCCTTATATTACTATATGATACCATAACGTTTACGTAAAATCGAATTTATTGCCTTTTTGTTGACTCTATTATATAATTTGATGAATAATCAAAGGAGAAGTTAATTGTGAGTTGGCAAGACAGGGTTGAAGATGCTGTAATAGAAACAGCTGCCGGAGATAGATTTGTTTTTGAATTTAGAGATATACCTACAAATCGCACTGAGCTTGCAAATCCTTTTAAATATCCTGAAATAAATAAAGATTTTGTACAAAGGAAAAGCTCAGGAAGCAATGTATTCAATATCACACTTTGGTTCTCCGGAGATGACGCAGATACTACAGCAACGACTTTTGAGATAGCAACGCAAGACCCGCGAGCCTTAACATTCACTCATCCGCTTAAAGGCTCCTTCCTTGTACAACTTATGTCTTTGCAGCGTGTGGATGCTCTTGCTACATCGGCAAACGAAGTTGCTTTTTCTTTGTCACTACATGAGACAATAGAATTAACAAAGCCTCTTGCATCAGAAAATGCGGCTATTTTCATAGAAAATAAAAAGATAGAATTAGAAGGTGTGAATGCTAAAAAATATCAAACTGCTCTTGAAGAATTAAACAGTGCAGATGTCACCAAAACCCAGAATGAGGCCTTTTCAATAATAGAATATGTTCAAGAATCCATAAAACTTTATGAGATGGGAACCGATCAACTTGCAGAGTGGGAATCAATGACGCTCTCAGCATTAAATCTAATAGATACGATAGTTGCTAATGCTGAAGGATTCGCACTTGTACTTCAAGGAATTATAAATTTTCCGCAAAGAGCACTTGAAAGATTTCAAGATAAATTGGCTTTTTTTCTTGATTTTTTTGACAATACTGAAGATCTTGCAGAAACATCACATAATAATATTTTAATTAACAATTCTTCTAGAGTAGGATATGCCCAGGCCTCAATCCAAGGTAATGAAAATGATTATGTGACAAAAGAAGCTGTCTTTGAAAATGTTTCTAAAATTATAGATTTAAATGCCACTTATTACGAGACTATAGATGTTCTAGAGGCAGAAGACATAGATTTTGAACCCTCAGTAGAGGCAACAACTTTTCTTTCAGATATTCTAGTTTCAGCAGCAAGTAATTTAAATGATATAGCCTTCAAGGCAAAACAAGAAAGAATAATTACATTGAAAAAAGCGGAGGAAGTCTATAGTTTAGTTTATAGACTAATTGGCGCAAATAGTTTAGATGATCTTGATTCACAGATAGAGTTATTCATTGATGTAAACAATATTAAAGGAACTGAAATTTTCGAACTCAAACCAGGACGAGAATTAAAGTATTACGTATGACAAGATATACTGTTCAAGCTGGCGACACATTACAATTTATAGCTCAGAAATTTTATTATAATGCAGCACGATATCTTGAAATTAAGGATGCTAATAATTTAACCTCTGAAATTGTTGTGCCAGGACAAATTTTAAAAATTCCGCCTACTCAGACAAAGCCTAGAGAGATATTTGATTTTACAACTGTCGGAATAGTTATCGATGATAAAAAATTCGAATTTTGGTTCAATTTAAAATTCACTCTTAGTCTTGATAGGTTAGCTCCAACATTTTCATTTTCAGCAGCATATGAAGACATTGCAGAGTTTGTAGACGCTTTTGCACCTTTTGCATACAGAGATGTCGAAATCTATTACAAAGATGTTAAAATAATTTCGGGAATTCTTGCGAAATCTAGTTTTGATTCTGCAAGCACTGGGAATGTCGTAACGATTTCAGGCTACGGACGTCCTGGAATGCTTCAAAAGATGACGCTTCCTAAATCACTGTATCCAAGAACTCTATATAATATTTCCTTGAAAAACATTGCTGATAAATATTGTAAACCCTTTGGAGTTTTTGCTGATTTTTCAAGCGAAGCTTCTGAGGCTATAAATCAAAACTTTAAGTCAGTAAAAATAGGACCAACAGAATCAATTTCAAACTTCATAATAAAATTGGCGCAACAAAGAGGCTTGATTGCTTCAACTGATTCAGATGGTATTTTATTCTTTTCTTTAAAGAGTAAGGATGTGTCTACCTCTGTTCTAGAATTTAAGAAAGGTCAATACCCTACGACTGCGGAATATAACGGAGATAATTTATTTTCAGATTATACCGCATTAATGTCAAAATCAAGAAAGCGAATTTCCCAAACAGCTAAAAAAAGCCTAGATATAGATCTTTTTAGACATCACACAATTTTAAAAAATGATGATGATGATGAATCGCTTGAGAATTATATAGATTCTGAAATAGGTAGAACTCTTTTGAATTCAATTTCTGTCACAACTACCTTGCCTTTTTGGGATAATGCAGAAGGTGAGTTGTTGCAGCCCGAAGATGTAATTCTGGTACAAAATGAATCTGTCCAAATAAGACAAAAAACAAAATTCTCAATAAAGGAAATCTCTTTCAGTTTGAGTGATTCAGGTCAGACAGCAACATTGAGTTTAGTTCCTACAAGTGCATTAAATAATGAGTTTGAGAGGTTTTGGGATGCCTAAAATAGTAAAGGTATTAGATACGGAGAAGATTGACGGGGATGTCGTTGCTACCACGGAATTTTATGAAGGCGACACCTCTGAGAATATGGTATATACTGTTCCAAATTTTCAAAGTATCCCGTTGAAAGATGATGAAATATTGGCATTACAGCTAGACAAATCCGGTGAGGTTGCTATTGCTTTGATTCCATTGGAAACAGATATTAATAAAGGTGAAACCAAGATTGTATGGAGAGATTCAGACGGCAATGTAAAAGGTTCGTTGCATGGTAAAGATGATGGAAAACTTGCGATATCAAATGAAACGGAAGAGTTAATAACTGTGCTCTCAGATTTACTAACAGAGCTTTTAGCCGCAAGAGTTGTAACAGCTCTCGGGGAATCTCCGTTTACAACAACAACATTGACTCAGTTAACATCAATACAAACAAGATTAGATACATTTAAGTAGGGGATTGCCATGGCAATGAATGGGGATGTTTTAGGATCAGCAATAAGTGCGTATGTGTCGGGCTTAGATGATGCAGTGCAAGCCGATAATGAAACAGTTTGGAAAGGTATTATGGGGCTTGTTGTTTCTCATATTCAGACAAATGCTCAAGTAGTTGTGGCAGTCTCTAGTGTTTCCGCAGTTACTCCAGGAGCAGGAGTATCTGGACCGGGCACGGGCTCAGGATCAATAACATAAATGGAGGGGAATATGACAAAGCATTCAAAAACAATGACGGCGACAATAGTTAGTATTGCCGGAATTACTTTGACGATATTGATTTTGGTTGTTAAAGCAACCACTGATTATGCTAGTGTGAAAGCAGATGTTAAGCATATAATAACATCTGCGAGAAGTGATAAAGTAGAGCAAAAAGAATTCAGAAAAGCAATAAGAAGCGATATACGTGCTATAAAAAACAGTATGTATTTTCGCCAAGCACGCATTAAAGTCCCGGCCAAATATTGATTAAATATATGACCCGATATAGTCTGCGATTAATATAGCTGTATAAGATGCTAAACCTGAAAAAAGGAATAGTAGAATAAATGGCGGTCTGCTCTGTAGATCTTTTTGGAAATGATATTTTTCGATATGTTTTAAGAATTTTGATAAATCATACTGTGTGTCAAATTTAAAAGTGAAACCTTTTCTTCTGACATAAAAACAGCCATTTTTCTTATAAATCTTCAATTCTTCTTTTTAATCTCTCTGTTTTGAGTTCGATGTGTTCGTTAACATCATCCTCAATATTTAGCATAATTTTTAGTTGTTCTAGCATTATTATAACATCTGCCACCTCAGATGCAATTTTTTTATTAGTTGTCCTCCTTCTTTTAATATGCAATATGTTTTGAATAAGAGTAGCAATTTCAATGTTAAGTTCTGACAGTTCTTCAATTACCATCCTTGTTTGATCGTCAATTCCCCATTTCAATATTGCTTTTCTGTATGTTTCATTGTCCATTATCTGCCTCTATTTTTTTAATCTGCTGCCATAATGAGCCGTTTGCTAGAAGTCTTTTCTTTAAAAGATCATACTCATCTGGAGTTATTAAATCTTTTTCTAAAAAAGTTACTAAATTATCCAAATATATAAAAGCAGGATCAACACCAATTTCAATATCAATCTTTGCGTTTAGTGCACAAAAAATCAAAAACGCTGACTTTGTCATGCTGTTGTCATGACTTTTTTTCTCTATTTCATCATATTGCTCTTTTGTAACTCTGATATCAATCTTTTCTGTTTTCATATCTTTCTCCTTTATTGGTTGTTGTCATCTTCTGTTTTATAAATTCCGAAAGCTTTACAATCCATAAATGTGCAGATATACTTCGTAATTTCGTAAGAATTTTCCATCTTCTTTTTCTGCCAAATAGTTGAAGCGCAAACAGGACATTTTTTATGTTCATGAGGGAGAGTGTGCTCATTCCGTTTGAATGCTGTTACTCTTTTTGAATCACTCATCTACTTTCTCAAAATGCCCAAGGTCGTAAAGATTTTGATCATGCAAATCATTGTCAGAATCCCAGTCGCCTCCCCATCTGATTTTAATATCCTTAGCCAAGGCAACCCCTTGAATAATTCCAGCAAGATGAACAAATCTCTCTCTGTTCTCCCAGTCTATAGGATAGGGCGCAAGGTCTACGGCCTTCGAAGGTTTTTCATTGTGTTTTGAATTAGGAAATTGCTTTGTAGATACTCCCTGTTTGAAATAAACCTCTTGCTTTGTCGCATCTCTATACCCGTCGATAACTGTAAAATCTATTTTGTTGATTGCTATCCCTAGTATAGTTTGAAGATCCCAATGTAAAGTTGCTATTTTCTTAGTTGATGATTCACTGAATTTTGGACTTGTCATTATTTCATATCTCCCTTATAAATATTTCTATTCCTGTTTCGTTTCCAAAGACTTTTTTTATGTTCTTAATAAGACATATCTGGCTGTCATTTTGATAAACAATTCCTTGCAATGCATCAAGTAGTGGTTTTTGTAAATTGTCGCCAAGATCCGGACAAGTAGTTTTATATAAATCTCCAGACCTTTGAAAGAATTCTCTTTGCTTTTTAGAATACCGTTTCAAGTGTGGAAAGGTATATATAATATATTCTATCACAAGGGGGCCTTCCCATGGAGTATGATTTAAGGTTTGAAAAAAAGCTTGGTCTTTCAAATCTCTTTCATATATTTCTACTTCTGGATCTTTATGATATCGGTTTTGTGCTCTATTGTGTCGCACGCTTTGTTTCGACTTCGGTCTTTCTAAGTTAAATTTCAAAAGCATCTTTTTCGCTCTCCAGTTCAGATTCAGTTTTCCCCATCATTTTTAAAATAGTAGTTCTAAGATCAAAACTAGCTTCGCCAGATAATGCTTTATAAATAGATTTTCTATCACAATCTAATTTATGAGCAAGCGCCCTCAAGGATAGCCCTGTCTTATCTCTCACATAATCAGGATTTAATTTCTTATATCTTTCATGTTTTGGTGTCATTCCCCTTCTCCTTTAGGTTTATTTTTTTCAATCACGCTATCTATCTTCTTTATCTTATCATCCAATATTTTATTAAATTTGTCAAAATCCTTATCTGTCTGTAGCCATGTAGGAAAGATTTCATTCATTCCCAAAAAAGCCTTGACATTCCCTTTTAAATCTTGTTCTTTGTAATCAAAAATATCACCAAATATTTCACCTAGCTTTTCCTCTAAAATATCAGATTTCTCTTTAGATATCCTTTTAGGATCCCAAAGCTTCATCCATTCTTGAAGGTCTTTTTTGGATGGAACTTTTCCCTGATCTTCTATAAACTTATTAACTATTTCTTTAAGTTTTTCACAGTCAGCTGAATTAAGTTCATTAAATTTAACATCCTGCAAAGTTTTCCATTCTTCTTTAAGAAACAAGGCTTGAGATTGTAAACCTTTGTAAGAGTCAGGATATAGCTTGCTTGCTTTTAGCTTATCAATAAGGTCGTTTATCTCTTTGTTAATAGCAGGTGCAACAGGAGCCTCCGGTGTTGTGCTGGGATGGATTATTGCAGCTTCTGTTTTTATTTCCTGAGGCTTTCTCTCCTCTACTGTTAATTTGTAACCCCCTTTAACTAATGTTTCTGTCTTCACATCTTCAAGCATTTGAAGTATCATGTCAGCACTATAAATCTCTCCTGTTTCAGAAGTTTTAATCTTGCTGATAAAATCTTTAATATTGTAAGATGGTTTAATATAATCAGATGATAAATTGAAGTTCAAGATATAGTCGTCAGCGTCAAAAACACCATTAAATTTCACAGAATCGATTAATAATTTGTTCTGTATTTTCTCGCGTTTTTCTTCAATTTTCTTTTTATCCTGAACCATTCTATCTCTTAAGAATTTAATTTCTTCTATGTCTTTTTTACATCTCAGTTCTTTTAAATCCATTTGATTCTTTACAAGTCTAGATCCTTTTTTCTTTTTATCTTCTGGTGTTAGATCAGAATAGTAAATGTCTAACACTTGCAAGAATTTCTCTTTATACTCAACAGGAACTTTCTTGAGAGTGTAGCCATCAGGCTGCAATTGTAAAATGTACGCATCTTCTACACCAGATAGTATCATATATCCGCCTAACTGGAATAAGTAGTGCTGATGTATAGCTGAACTGGTTTTGTAATCTATGATGACCTTAGGGGCCTTGTTGCTAAGAGTTGCTTTATCATCAACCGTGCCAGCAAAAGGATGTTTAGATTCAGGGTTATCTTTCAAATTACAAAATCTCATCTCCTGATCAAGACTTTTATATCCTGGATTATCTGCAGTGAAGTTTTTATAACTCTTGAAAAAAGGTTTAATCTCAGGATGCATGCTTGATTCGTCGAGCTTTTTTTGATTATATAGTTCAACCGCTTTATGTAGTGCTGTCCCTCTTTGTGCATAAAACGGATCAATTCCAGTGTAATCTGGAGAGACTCCGCAAACATTAAGTATTTGAGAAACAGAAGGAATGAAATTGCCATTAAATTTATATTTATGGCGAGCTTCGTCAAATTCTAAAACATTTATTTTGGAAGCTTCCTTTTCAGCCCTTAGTTTTTTTAGTGCTCCGAAATCAATCATTGATTTCTCCTTAAAACCATGTCACACTCTTTATCAGTTAGCGTTGCTAGATTAGCCCCAAGAGCTTGATTTATTTCCGCTAGTCCTTTTATGTCTGCATCCGCAAAAGCCTTTTCAACTTCTTCCTGTTTAGAGGATAGAGTGCTTTTCATTTCTTTTGGAAGATCTGTTGCTTTATTAATAACTTCGTCAAGAGCATCGACAGGTGTTATCGGTTCTACTGTTTTTTCTTCTGGCATCATACTGTTGACGATATTGCCTTTGCCATCTTGCATTTCATCCTCAACGGTTCCGGTGTCAATATTTTGAACACCATTCAAACCATACACAGCATCTAACAATTGAAATTCTGCAACTTTTTCAAGCATGACTGTCGGCATTGTTCTCCAAAATTTTGTGACTTCTCCTGACTTTCTTGTTTGAACAAAACTAGAATATGCTGCTTCTTGAGTATACTTATGCTCTTCACCATTCTTATCTTTTATTGTTAATTCTGCAATCGCCACAAGATCCTCAACCATTTCCCAGTTTCCTTTAACAAGACGAGGTGTCATTTTTATCTCGCAATGAGTTTCCGGTGGCAGATCCATCCCTTTACTTCTAGCTATTTTTCGCGCGCCTCTACGTCCAGCCATAGGCTCGTGCTTTTCGACAGCCTTCCCTTTTACATTGCTCCATCTAGGCACTATATACATCTCTTTATTTATAATGCTCAATCCTGTGCTTTTTGAAAAATCAAGGCAATATAAAAGATCCCCATCCGATATTCCTGGCGCAATCTGTTTTTTTATGATACTTAATTCTTGTGGTGGAATCCCCATTTTTTCAACAAAATAATTGTCGGCTTTTTCTAATGTTAACTCAGTACTCTTTTTTTTGTTTTCCAATTTTAATCTCCTTAAATGTGTTTCCATGTTTTTCTTGTTACTATCTTTGCGATACAGCCTCTTGATACATTAAATAATTTACCAAGCTTTTCTTGTGAACAATCTCCTGTTTTATATATTAACCGAATATATATTACTTCCATTTCTTTTAAGACACTGTTATTAACAGACTTTCCTCTAGCAGGCCTTACTAATCCTGTTCTATGAGAATGCCTTATATTTTCTTTTTGAGTACACCACTCGACATCATTGACGCTATTTAGATATTTTATTCCCCATTTATGATTTATATTCTTTTTGTTTTTAGGATCAGGATTGAGAATGAAAGCTATTGCGACTAAACGATGCACATAAAGCAATCTCTTTTCAACCCCATTAGATAGGAAATAAGTTTTATATCCTTGTCTATGTGTTCCTGGAATTAAAATCTTTTCTTTAATAATATATTTTTTTTCACCAGCTCTTCTTCTTGTTAAGCTTTTGACTCTACCATAATTACTGACTTGGTAATGGCCCTCATAATCTTTAATGTCAGTCCAAATTTCAATAAATGGTCCATCATTAGCCATTTGTGATTTCTCCTTTTTTTATATTATTTAAATATGCCAGAGCCTCATTTAATAATTCCTGAGCTCTATCTGTGTCATTTATTATTATTGCTATTTTTGCATTATGGATTATGAATTTTAAATCTTCCATTTCCAGACTCTCCTGATTAATATTCATCATCTCGACAATAATAAAAATTAACATCGTCCTCATCAATTATCAATTTTGTCTTGTTAGCATAGAGACGGAAAAGGTATCTCTCCATACCGTAGATGCCGCCCATAGGTGTTGTTTTAGAATAATCGTAATCTTTAGCACTTACGGACGAGCAAATCCCATCGCTCGCAACTATCCTATAATTACATTCGTATCTTTCCCTATCAGGCTCTTTATCGAAATGTATAAAAATAAGTTCAGAGCCTACAATGTCGCTTTTTTCTATATGTAATGAAATTTCATCCCAACATTTATTGATCGCATCATCATTGGCGTCTCCTTTTAGTTCTTCTATTATGTCAGATAATTTTATTTCTTTCTTTTGTCCACTACTTAAAAGCTTCGCGAGGTCTTCTTTCATTCTTTTAGTTCCATCATTTATAATTGTTTCATCAATCTTGGCCTCTATTATTTTCAGAATTAAATGATTGTATTCTGTCATATTAAGATTATCAAAATTGAGATTCAACACCTCATTAATTTTTGTTTCAAGATCCTTGCGGAATTTAGAACTATATGAAAACAGATCTTCAATAACAGATGTGACCGCGCTTTTAACCTTTCTATCTACTATTGTTTGTAAATCTTCACTTTCAAATAAATTCTTTGTTGACTCTAGAGCCATTTCTTTAATTGTTTTTGACATCATAATTCTCCTAATTTTAAATAATCACACATATCCTCTATCTCTTTATCTGTAAAAGTATTTTTATTCTCTACTTCCTGACCTTCTAAGAGATATTTGCAATAAGTCTCTAGTTTTAAATACCTTTTCATTTCATCGCGAGAAAATAACATAATACACCTCTATTCTGTTTTATCTTTCTGTAGGCAGCGACTCCCTTCTGGGCCATCCTCAAACCTTGATGCATTCCTAGTCAACCTGTAGCGCAAAAGCTCAATTGTTTTTTGCAACTCACGTGTTTCTAAAGCCCAGTCTACAGCATTTTGAAAACCAAGCTCACGGTGATCACTCATTAATTGAAATACTTTAAGCTTCAATTCATCATCTATTAAAATATCTGATGCCATCATCTCCCCCTTGAAAAAGTTAAATCTTGTCCATCTATACACAGTATACACATGTGAAGGGGTGTGTCAAGTAAAATGGGTTAAAATTTTAAAAAAAATCTCCTTGCTATAATCAACGTTGAGACGTGAGTAATTAAAATTCGAATGTCAAGTTATTCGTGAAGTACGTTGCCGGATATTTTCAACTGGGAGCATACTCCAGTTTTCTTAAGTTTCTTCTTGACAACAATTCCAACTTGATGTATATTGTTGTTGTTTGAATAACTTTAAAGATGTTTGTGGAGGTTTGAAGATGTTTATTTATTGAAGATAAGTCCATGATCTATTAATAATTTTATTAGGGCTGGAATGCCTGTTTTTAAGATTGGGGGACAGAATAGATTCGAAGAGAAAAAGGTGCTGGATTGGTTTAGAAGTAGACAAGAAAAGGAGAGAAAAAATCATGCCCAGAAATAGAATAATAAATCTCTCAATATGGTCTAGCAAGAGACTAAATAGAGTCTCAATAGAGTCTATTCTGCTATATATTGGCGTTTTAAACTTCGCTGATGACTATGGAGCGCTTGAATTTTCGTCCCGACAAATTTGGGGTAACGTTTTTCCTTATAGAGATGATATTTCTATTAAAAATGTTGAAAAATGGATAGATGAGCTTATTTCTTCTGGGGTGTTGATGAAAGTTCTTGTAAACGGCCGTGATTACTTACTTATTTACAAATGGGAATCTTATCAAAAGGTAGTGAACCCGTCTAAGAGACGACATTTAAACGGTGATGATCAGCGAGAACTATATAGAGCCTATATAGAGTCTAATGAGAGTATATATAGACCCAATGTTTGCAATAAGGATAAGGATAAGGATAAGGATATAAAAGAAAAAATTAAAAAAGAAAACTTCCCAAAGGAAAACTATGAAGAAAGAAAAAGAAATTTAGCAAGGAAATTACTAGCGGATACTTGGACAAAATATGACCCACAAATGATAAGAGATTTTTATGAATATTGGAACGAGACAAACGAGAACAGCTACAAGATGAGATTCGAAAAAGAAAAGACATGGGAGCTTGGCAAGCGACTAGCTAATTGGGCTCAAAGAGGAAAAGGGAAATACAAGCATCCAATTCCGAAAACAGAATACGAATTAAACCAAGAGAAGGAAGCTAATTATCGGGACAATGAAGAAAAGCACAGTGAGCTTAAAAACACTCCGGACTTTCATCGCCGAGATTCAGATCCAATAATTTTAGGGAGCATGGAATGAAAATGCATGAAAAAATAAAAGCAGAATTCCCCGATTATCTTGACGAACTGAAAATTAATCAAGTGATTTCTGAAAATTCAGAAGAGATTTTAGAGAAAGCATTTAAAAGATTTCTAGAGAGCAAAGCTAAGTATCCTAAATTTTCAAGCTTTGAAAGACAGATAGGATGGGTCAGTGAGCAATCTCAAAGTCGTTCAAAAACTCAACACCATGGGAAATCAAAATCAAATTCGAGAGAGATCCAAGCTTACACGAAGCTAATTAAAAAATATCCAGATCGAGTAGATTTCATCAAGGATCAACACTATCAAAAAAACATGTCAGTTGCCTATATCTCAGCAATGATTGATCTGGAAATGGTAGGAAATGAAAGAGAAAAGCATCATGAGGATTTTCCCAAGTACTGGAAACATACCAGCATGGAGGGGAAAAAATTCTTGATCGATAGTTTTTTAGAGAAGGTAATGAGCAATCCCATGATGCAACAAGCTCTCAATCAAACACGCTCATCTATGCTAGGTTTAGGAATTGAAGACCCTGAGCAAGAAGCCTATCAACTGGTTATCAGAAATTTCTTTTTAAACTGCTCAACAGACATGGAAAAATATTTAATTGAAAACGCGGAGAAATTCGATAGTTATGCTTATTATCGTAGAAAATTAACAATTGAACTCGGCAAGCGAGGCCTGTGAACGCTGGCAGGCGAACGGTGATGTGGCGCAATCGAGAGATCTCTGTTTTTAGCTAGAGAGTTAACCATGGGTATCCTTTTGTTTAATGTCGTTAAAATATAGAGGTGAGGACGAGGCTGTCAAAATTGAATATGCTGGATCTGAAAAATGTGATTTGTGTCATATAAGGTCGTACAATATATGTGATGTTTTTTGTCAGTAAGGAGATAGTATGGAAATTAAAAGAGTTTTAGAACAGGCCAGAGGTATTGTGGAGAATGATGGGTGTGATCATCTTCAGTGTGGCGATTGTTTTTTGGAGAATATTTGTGGTGGCGAGCAAGAAAAGATTTCACAATTGATAATTGACGCTTATGAATTGGGGAGGAGGTACTATGAATTGTAAATTTTGTGGAAATCAAATGTATATTAACTATGATAATCCTAATATTCATTATTGTGGAGCCATATCAGATGTTTGTATTTATTGCGCATCCAAAGAAAGAGTTAAAGTTGGTGTGCATATTCAATTAGAAAATGGTGAATATGTAGAAATAACCGAAGAAAACATTAGTGACTACAAACCAAGTAAAATAAAAGAGAAAGAGGAAAAGGAGAAATAAATGACATTTCTAGATAAATTACAAGAGGAATATCCCGTGCTGAAATGGCTGCAGGAAGGGAAGAAGGTTATTTATGATGATGACGACGGTGTGTTTCATTTTTCAGATGGCAAACTTTATATGAATAATGCAGAGATTAGTCACTACGCTGAAATCACAGACTGGTTGGAGGATCATTGGAAAATCTACGAAGAACCAAAACTAAGACCCTGGACTTGGGAAGAGTTAATTGCTAATTCAGATAAGTGGTTTGTTCATAAAGAGGAGCCGGATGAGATGTTTAAAGCAATTAGACTTGACGTTGCGAATGGAAGAAGTGTCTTTACTTACGCTGATGAAGGATGGTCCCTTGATGAATTGAAAAAGGATTTCAAATTCTTTAACCCAGAAACAAAACAATTAGAACCATGCGGGGTAGCGGAATGAGTGAATTAGAAAAAGAGTTATACAAGCAACAGCTTAGGGCGGAAATGTACAAAGAACTCTATGAGCAACTTAAGCAAAAGCTGCTGCAGATGCAACTTAAAGCAACTTTGGAGAAAAAAGATGACCTGCAACAACATAGCATGTGAAAACAACAGAAATAACGAATGCACAAATATGTATCCGTGTGGGGAGGTTGGGTGAATGAAATTTTTATGTAAGTTAAATATTCACAGTTATAAATTCATAAAAATAATAGAAACATCGAACGCAAGTACGTATTTTTTCATGTGTGCTAATTGTGGGAAGCAGCGTGCTTATAGAAAATAATGGAGAATTCAGATGAGTAAATTAACAATTAGGCAGGAGGATTGAGATGGAAGTTTTGCAGTTTTTATATGCGCATTGGATATTAACTACTTGGTTTATAATATTCATGACACCAATGATGTTTGGCGTTACACAGATATTTTCTAGAAGTACAAAGAAGGGGGATTGATATGAATTGACAATTGGCGCTTGCCCATCTGCAAGATTCGTTCTTTTATATTTTTGGCAACCTGAGTTTATTTAATATTTAAATATAAACGATCAGTTAACATCGAAAGTTTTCAGGTTGCCAATCAAGATGTTAAGTAAAACTTAATAACTGAAGTAAAAAAGCAAGGAGGATAAAAAATGTTGAAGAAAATAATTTGTGCAATAATGGGCCATTCCTGGGGTAAAGAACACATTTCGGCGTTTGTGGATAGAAAAGTATATGTTCGTTATTGCTGTAGATGTGATGAGAGAGATTTAAGAATCCAAGGCCTTGGGCTAAATCACCTCAGAAAAAAAACATTGACAGATGAAATAAAATAAAATAGACTATTCCCCGGTGTTATCATTGCGCCCAATAAAGCTGTCTTTTCCTCTTGCAAGAGATCAGGCGGTTAATTTATTAATTGTCTGATAGAGGGAGAGCGGTTAATCAAAGTCATTAAAATAAAGTTCAGAAAAAATAAAGTAAAACAAGTTTTATCTCGTAGTTTTAAAAATGGAGAAAATTAAATGATTTGGTTATTAACGATAATCCCCTTTGCTGCCTTAGTTTTTGGTATAATGTATATTTTGGACGTAATACTATATTGGAAAAGAAACGGTCGTGTTAGTGGGTCTTTCGCTGTTTTTGCAATTGAGCTTGGCGCATCTAAAATATCAATACCTTTTAGAAGAAAATCTTTATTAACACATTCCACTCATAATTATGAAATTAACAGAAAGCTTACAAAACTATTAAGGCTGGAGCCTTTATTTGATAAAGAAATTCTTAGTAGAACTGAAATAATATTCATAGATGATCTGCATAGAAATAATTCAAAAGCAGCAGGGAGTGCTAGCACTGTCTATAGAGCTTCATCCTTTTATCAGCCAAGATACAGAATTTTTATAGATATTAATTTGGCGAACAGACTTTCTTCTGAGGAGTTAGCCAGTTTAATAGTTCATGAATATGTCCATATTCTAATTAACAAGAGACATGGGCATTTCGATGTCGGTCATACTAGTCCATTATGGGATATAGTGAAGGAGGCTAACGATGTCAACTAAAAATATGGAAATAATTCTAAAGACAGTAGAGTCGCAAGGCCATAGAATTGAAGAGCTTGAACAGTTATGTGCTAAACTATGCCATAATCAAGATCTGCTTCTTAAGGACGGGAAGTCTACGGCTAATAAGCTTGATGGACTGGTGGATGACTTTCAGCATTTCAAGGGATTGATTTTTAATGGGGATATGAAATGAATTACTATGAAGCCCAGGAGAAGTTGAAAGGAATGAAGCTTTCCACGGATTGCAAGCATCTCCATCACGGAGAGCATTGTTATATTAAGAGTGAATATGGTACTAGTTATATGCAGGGAGATATTTATACTATTAGATATGAAAAATGCACTAATGAAGATGGTACTTGTGGAGATTGGGAGACAATCCCAAAGCCTCTAGGAAGAAAATTGCTTCTGTTTTTTTGGGCTATAATTTGGAGTTAAAGGAGAGGATGATGAATGAAATAATTAAGATTGTAGAGCGAGAAGGAAGACAAACCGTTGATGCTAGAGATTTACATGAATTTTTAGAAAGCGGCCAAAAATTTAGTGATTGGATTAAAAGCCGAATCGACGATTTTGATTTTATTGACGAAATAGACTATATCCTAATTTTAGGAAAAACCTCTAACAAGGGCGGACGTCCTTCTAAAGATTATTTTCTATCAATAGAAATGGCGAAAGAATTGTCAATGTTGGAAAGAAACGATAAAGGTAAACAAGCAAGGAAGTATTTTATTGAGTGTGAAAAGAAATTAAAAGAAGTTCCGATCCTATCTATGGAAGACATGATGATCGCTCAATTGCAGAACATGAAGGCCGTGAAGGAGCAAGTTAATTTAATTGAAGATAAGATAAATGAAATCAAATCAAATCAATTCGAAGCAGTTGAAGACATCAAGAGATTACCTGAACCAATTGAACAGATAGATCCTACAACGACAAGGAAGAACATTACACGCTTGATAAGATCTTATTGTCTCAACTCTTCTAGTTCTTTTCAGCAGGCATACAATGATCTATATACAGAGGTGAAGTATAGACTAAGTAAAGATCTCAAGAAAAGATCAAAGAACGCTGGGAATAAACCATTAGATATAGCTGAGGAGCTAGGACTCATAGAGCAGGTCTACTCTTTAGCACTAGAGTTGTTTGGTGAATAGAATACGATATGTATCAAAAAGGTACTGTAACCCGATAGGAATCAGATGATATTTGCCTGTAAATTC